TAAGGTTGAAGTCGTAGACTTCCCTGCATCATTCAATCAGTTGGTTGTTCGAGGCAAGCAAACCGGAACAGATGACACCACTGATATTCTTCGCTTTAAGCCAGTGGAAGATTCCAACACTCCAATTTACGTTATAGATAAAAATGGAAAGACCTATAAAGAGGGCAAAGATTATAAGATCAATTACAAAAATAAACAGATTGATTGGAAAACTAATCGCCCAGCCGATGGTCTTTTGTATTCCGTGATCTATCCGGCTCTTCCAACATTCAGAATCATTGAAATGATGCACGAGTCGCGGTGGTATTATGAGGGTAGAAAACAGCCAACAAAGAAACCAGTGAATCTCCCACAACAATCTCAGATACGTTGGGACTACATACGCGAAGGATCTGGAACTAGAGTTTTACGAACTTCTAGTGGCGGTGCGTAATGAGCGCCATATCTTTAAAAGCACAAATCTTAGAAAAAGGGTACAATTTAGATGCGATCGAAGATGTCACAGTAAAGACATTTCAGAACGCGATTGGTGGTATTGCAAAGGCCGCTCATTCTGAATGGGTGCGATTGGCGCAAGAGAAACTCTCAACTTCCCGTGCAGACTATATTCACGGGTTGCGGCAAGCCGAATCTTTCAGAATGACTTCTTCTGGTGGGTCTACAGTTTTTGAAATCCAGCTCGTGGGTAAAATGGCTAACAACTATGAACACGGGATGGCTGGTTTTGATATGAAATCTGTACGACCTGGATGGTTGGGTGGTGGCAAAGCTATCACGGCCAAGGAAGGCCACTCTTATATTAGGATTCCGTTTAGGCATTCTAAGTCTTCCGACGCACGGCTTGGATATTCTGGTAAAGCAAAACGCGCCGATCTCGGTCGCCTTCTCAAAGAAACAACAAGCGCATTCGGCATGAATCGAATGGTGAGAACATCTGGTGGCAAAGTTGTCACTGGTCCAGTTGCTCGCGTTCCAAATAATGCGAGTGGGGTTCACCCTTATTTGCGTGGCCTAACTAAGATCCAATCAAAGGCTGGTGGATCTCCGGTGACACTGGCTGGGGGCAAAAAAGCAGAAAGAGGAAGTTCTACGCTGGTAACTTGGAGGGTAATGTCCGAAAAGTCTCCTGCGGGATCATGGAAGCATCCAGGATTAGATGGTGCCAATCTTATGCCTCTCGTGGAATCATGGATTAAAAGAGAAGTGAACTCAGTGATTGATAAGATTTTAGGATGATAAAAATATGTTAGGATCACCGCCACCAGGAAATTTTCAATATCCAGCACCAGATGTGAACTGTGATGACAAGCCGTTTGGACTCTATCCAATCGACTTCTTGCTTGAGGCGGTTCTTGAGGCGGGCATTGAATGGTTCATTTCTACAGAGAGCGCCCCTAACCAAGTTTTCGGTCACTTAAATTCTGGGATGCTTAAGGCCAAGTATGGTCAGGCAAAAATAGATGAGATCGCAAACTTCATAAAAAAATATGAAATCACAGTCGTTCAACATTTTTCTTTGGCTCCAACAAAGCTCCCCTCAATATCCATCCAGTTGATGGATGCTTCAGAGACAACGGAGCGAAGTGGTTTGGCCGATCACGAAAGAATGGTTGATGTTTTAAATTCAGAGAACGAGGTTGTTGGCAGATCAGAAGTTTCATTCACCTCGGTTTCTGACTCAGTGCATATAGGCATTCACACAGAAGATTCACCGGACTTGGCCAAATACCTCTATTACCTCGTGGTTTACCTTCTAAACATCTTTAAGGCAGACTTCCAACAAATGGGCGTCTATCTGGGAACGTACAGTGCAACGGACCTCTCGCGCTTAAACGACTATCTCCCAGAGAACATCTATTCACGATTTATAAACTTTCAGGTCTGGACCATTGCTTCAGTTGACCGAGGCTCTCTGCCAATTCTTGAAAAAATTATGGGCTTAAGTTTAGAAACAGATCCTTCTAAGGTGGACGTGACTCCAATTCCTGGAGAACCTTCCGAAACAGGAGATGAACCGATTGAATTAGAAACGGGATTGACAGTTTGCGATATTAGGCAATCCGACGACGGAGGTTAAAATGTCAGAAGATAAAGAAAAGAAACCCGCATATAAGCGGAGCGCCCCCGAAGCGGAGGCCAAGGTTGAAAAGGTCGAGGCTCCTGTAAAAAAGGAATCCAAGATCGATATTGAGAAGAAGGCCGCTGCAATTCGGGACTCAAAGATGCCCGAACTACAGAAGGAAGCGTATTTACGAAAGATCGGAGCCTTAAAAGCTGACGATGTGGATGTAAAGGCAGTTCCTTTAGCGGTTTGGGTTTCGGTTAGAAAAAAAGATCGAGGGATGTTGTCGGCATACGCCGCATATCCACGAGCTAAAAGTGTTCGGTTGGCCACTCCTAAAGAGTGGGATGAAATCTTTAAAGACTTCTAAGGGGGAGTGAACAATGGCTATTAAACGCACATTCAATGGTGCAACGATCATAAAGCCAGGTGCATACACCAAGATCGTTGTCGAAAATCTTACTGGCTTCCCTCTACAACCAACTGGCACCGTAGGTATCATCGGTGAAGCTGTAGGGGGCGAACCTCGTGTTTTAGATATTCTGTCAGGGACAGGTATCCAAGATGCAAAGGCTCGATATAAAAGTGGGCCGATCGCAGATGCTCTTGAGCTTCTGGTAAACCCAGGCAATGATCCGCGAATCCCTAACGGGGCGAGCACGATCGTGGTCTACAAACCAAATAATTCTACGAAGGCACTTCTTACAACTAAGAATGGCGCTCCAGTAGATTACGCGGATTGGAGTTCTAAGAACTGGGGATCGGACGAAAATAATATAAACATTCTCATCAGTGAAGGTGGATTACCTGATCGTGAGGCTACAGTTGAGGGCAGCATCGCTGGTCCATTCAACTTAAGTGGCGGGAGTGACACTTTAATTATCGATGTAAATGGTGTTCCAAACACCTATACATCATCGTTAAGTGGCGCTGCTGAAACAGCCGATGATTTGATTATCGATCTGAATGACGATGCTAACTGGTCTGGAGTCGCACCAACGGTCGCTTCCAAGATCGCTGGCACCGAGAGAATCCAACTGGTTTATAAAACTGTACTTCCTTCGCTCGATTACACCAGAATTTCGGTGGATGCGGTTTCAACACTAGATACCATCATAGGTGTTTCTGGTGGAGAATACGGGGTTGTCGGTTCAAGAATCATCACGCTTGGGAAGAACGATTTTGAAGAAGTTTCTCCTGATCTTGGTGGATTAAGCCAGATCCAAGTTCAATATACAGGAGCGGGCACAGATGCCACCTTAACAGTGGCGAGATCGGTTGGAGAGTTGAGGCTCACAACCAGCATCGCTGGTGCCCCATTAGACAATCAAGATATTTTGCTTGAGGATGTTGATGGCAAGAATAAACAAACGATGCAATCGTTGGTTGATATCTTAAATGCCACAGGGGTCTACGCAGCTTCGGTTGCCGGATCTAATCCATTCCAAAATGCAAACACTCTTGATGCTTATACGGCTCTTCCAATCTTTGAGTTCGCCAACTCCTTAAACGCTGATAAAGCTGCGATGGTAACAAACTTCGCAAACTTCAGCGACCTGGCAGCGGTTAGCTTTAAAGATAACGTGAAAGGTCCACTGGGCATTATAGCTGTGCAAACATTCTTCGCAGGTGCGACTGATGGTTCTTCAACAAACGCTGATTGGGCAGATGCCTTTGAGGCTTTGAAAGAAGAAAGAATCAATGTGGTTGTTCCACTGATCTCGAAAGATATCGGTGTTCTGACAGTTGATTCCATCAACGCATTGGCTCTGAATCACGCCAACTGGGGATGGTCAACCACTGGGAAGTCTGAGCGACACCTTTTTGTTTCTAAGCAGGGTTCAAAAACTCAGTTTAAAGATGCAGCAAAGGCAATCAACTCAGCGTTTGTTTCAATGGTCGGCCAACAACCGAGAGTTCTCAACAACCTCTCTGAACTCACATACCTTGATGAGTGGGGTTATGCCTGCTTATGCGCGGGGATGAGAG